AGTATTTTTTGTTCTTATCCAATACTGACGATTACGAGGATCTGCATTATATTGGTTAACTGTAAGTTCTATAACTTCATCATCGGCAAAAACATTTGCGGAATCATGTTGCGCTAAATGTAATCTTAACTGTGAAGCGCCTTCATTTAAAAGACTTGCATTAAACTGTGATGATATTTGATTAACACCTGCATATTTGCTCATGTCTTCAGTATTATCAAATAGTTTAATTTGAGTTACTCTGCGGTAATCGTCGGTGCCAGGGTTTCCATAATCTACTTCAGATAATGCTGTGATACGTTTAAACGCATCTTCTCTGTCTTTAACATAAAAGATTCTTAGAGGATCTTCCACAAAACTTGGCAGTGGAAACTTTCCAATCACATCACCTTGGTATGAAGGTATATTAGTGTTATTTACAACACCGCTAGGATTATGAAAATATCTTACAGGAATTTCTATCCCATTTGGATTATTCTGAATGAATTCTTTTGTACTATACGGTTCACCGTCAACTCCAACTTTAGGAAGAGGTGTTTGACCTGAGATTTTTCCTAATGCAGTAGAATCAATTTGAAAGTTTGCTAATTGGTTTTCAGTTACATATAAACCAAAGTAACGATTAATAGAATATGGAGTAGCTTCTTCATCATCAAATAAGAACTCTAAGTTAACAAGATTTGAACTAATAATTCCGTTTCTTTGGTAACCACCTGTGATGTATTCTTCTAATTCAATTACAGGACGATCTTGCTTCCAGTAATCAAATAAGAACTCACCTTTACCTGTCATTGTGCCATCTGCATAAGAAATACCATTCCAAACAGTAGGAATGTCACTATCAAAACTAACGTCAAGTGGACGTTCTTTAAAACGAGGATCCGTGGTAATTTTACGCAAGTAAGTACCAAGCTGTGATTTCTCACGCATGTCAAATGTTTTAACTATTCTTGCGTCTTTAAAGAAACTTTTAAATACTTCAGGATTACTTGCATTTTTATATGTCTCTTCAGAAACCGGGTGATCTAAACGAAATACTATAAAGAAATCTGGAACATTCTTTCTTAACCAAAGTGGTGCAAAGAATGAAAAGTTTTCATCATAATATTTACTTTTTAATTGCTCAACTCCGTAGTTATAAAAGTTATCAAACTGTTCGTATAAATTTCTTTTGGTATTTTGATAAAGATTGTCAACTTGATAAAGATCAAAAATAATTGAGGTTGGCGTCTGTCCATTCTTAAAGAACTTGTAAAGGTCTCTTGGGTATGTAGATAATGGGCTAACAGGGTATTTCTTATATGCAGAATCTGCTAATTCGTTATTTGCATCAATAGAGTTTAACCACAAGTTTCCTGTAGAATCTAAAGTAATTTTAACGTTACCCGAAATTTTAGGATTTGTCTTTAATAATGAATATGAAGTACGATCATCATAGATTTTAGTTTCTGATTGATAATCATTCTGATAGGTTGTTCTTGAAGTTCTGGTATCAGTATCTTTATAACCAAAGAAATGAACTTCTTGATAGTCAAGATAATTTGTTAATCCTAATGTAGAAGATCCTGACTTAACACCAAATGGAACTGTAACATAATCTTCAGAATTAGGTGATACACTTGTTGGTAAATTTAGCGGCGCTTGATATGTAAGTAAACCGCTATTTATTAATTTTTTAAAGATTATAAGATTAAACTTCATATGTGAATGATCTGTCCCATCGTAATCAATTCTCAATGTAACAGAAGCATTCGGTAATTTGGGATTACTTTTAACTACTACCCAACCACCGTTTTGACGACCAACGTAACCAGTACCAACTAAAGTACTAGAAGGTCCAACAAAAGTTTCTTTTGAACCATCAAATATATTTGGCAAGTTAATTACATCTTGATTAGATGGTGGAGATGTATATGCAATGTATTCGTAATCACTTAAAACTTTACCATTTATTTTCCATCGGTTTTTACCGCTATCATCCCATTCACCTATATGAATATTGGTAGGTCCATCATTTGTTACAAAACCAGGAGATCCTGTCAAACTAATGATTTTTTCATTTATCTGACTATCTACTGTAGAACCTACTGTTACCGAAATTGGTCCTGTTGCTCCAGAGTTTTGAAAATCCCAAGCATTCTTAACAGTCATACCGGGTTCTATGTTGTTAAAACTTAAAACTCCTGGGCTTACATTAGTAGTTGTTGTAGTAACTTCAACTTCTTGAATAGCAGTTAACCCAGTACCGCCTGGTGTTTGTGTACCACTTAAATAAGAATTAAACGTTCTCGTATTAGGCATAACGATTACATACAAATCCTCAGTTGGCAGTAAGTTAATACCTTCATTTCTGCCTATCGTTATGAATGTTGTTGACTTTCCTTGTAGAACTACTTCTCTAGAAAAATCAATCGTATAAAAATTTGGTCCTGTCATTACGAGAATATACGTTTAATGGTTGCTTTATCATAGGTTACCTCTTTAACTTGTTTGGTTGCTGTTGGTAATCCTGTTTCATAAAGTTGGATTAATGAATCTTTCTGATATGTAGCTGCAACTTGAATATCGAAAGAGAATGTTTGTTTATCTTGTTGATATAAGTCTAATCCTATTTGTCTAACATAAGTTATATTCTTAGGAGGAACTGTGTTTGTTACATTATATCCGCCAATGATTCCATTACCACCTGCTGATGAAGAAGATGTAATAGAAGGTCCGTAATAATCAGTCATTCTATACTGAAAGATCACTGGAATAACTATTGCATTATTTGAACCATTTTCTAATGAACGACTTGCTAAAGCATTTACACCGTTAACTAATAATTGATTGTATGTTACAGGTCCTAAGAACAAGTAAGCACCACAAGTATCAGCGCCTATTAAATATCTATCATCATTCACAAAACCATACTTATCAGGTAAAATACCTAATGTTGGTGTTGTTGCAGTTAAACCTGTGTAAGGCCCAGTTGGTCCAGTAGAAGAAGGCCAGTTTTTCTTATATTCTAATTGTTTTGCTGGCGTATTTTTATCACCAAGTTGATTAAACCCGTATGCATGTCTAAAAGTACTAACTCTTTCTGGTGATTGCGGATTACCTGAAATAGGATCAATAGCAATTACCGGAGTTTGTAAATTTGCAAGTGTAGCAGTAGTTCCTGCAGCTGGAGGATTAATTGCAGGGTGGTCAATATGAATAGTAAAATTGTTTGCGGTTCCACCTCCAATAGGTCCAGTGCCAGGACCTACTGATAATCTGTTCCAAATCCAAGGTTGTGTAACATTTGATGAATAATCAGTAGATGGAACAATGTATCTGTTAGTTCCTGTACCTGGCGCTTGGTAAAGAGGATTAACTAATCCTACATCAGTATATCTACTGTATAAGAATTGGCCTTTAAGTTGCCCGCTTTGGTAGAAAGCTGTAGCAATCTTATTAGCATTATTTGTATCAGCTGGATTAACCGATGGGTTAACAATAGGAGTGATATCATATTTTCTATAAAGATTATAGTCTGGGTCATTAATTCCAGGAGGAACCGAGGAAGAAAAACTATCTGGTAGTTCTTCAGCAATACCGCCAGGTAATCTTGAAATAAGTTGAAGCGGTGAAGCTTCTTCATTTTCAAGATAAATTTTATAAGACTTATTAATAATTGCACCACGACGACTTGTTGCAGGAAGTAAATTAACTGCATCTGTATAGTAGCCAGCAAATAGAGTTACTACATCGCCGTTCTTAACAGGGAGTTTTGCATTTTTCTCTTCATCTACAATGTAAACTTTAACATCTCCCACAACTTTATTCAGTCTATTCTCAAGATCTTGTATTCTCAAGTTAAGACTAGTAATGTAATCTTCTAATGATATTACAGTTCCTTGAGCTGTATAAACATTTGAAGAGATTACTGAAGTATCATGCGCATAGTATTTTTCTATTGCATTAAATGAAGAAGCAAGGTGAACATCAAGTCCTTTAGCAGCTAAATCATTTTCAAGATCTACTCTTACAATATCTTGTGATGCTTCACGAAGTGCAATAGTAGCTTCGTCTTCAGAAACAAGATCTTGTGGAAAAGTAATAGAAATGATATTAGACGGTACTGAAAGAATTGGGTTTTCTGGCCAACCAGCTTCAGAAACTGATACCACATAAAACTCAACTTTTTCACCATTAGATATTGGAATATCAACTTGGTTAATATTTACTACATCAGGATTAGTAATGTCTTCTTCAAGCCAAACATATATCCCTCTTACAGGATCATATACTTTTTTGCGAATCTCTGATTTTACTTCATTAAGATTACTATAAGTAGCTCTTTTAATTGCACCGCTTGTATCTGTATAATCAAATTGCTTTATGTCACTTGCAGAGCCATCTGGACGAACATATCTATAGTATGTATAGAACTGTATTACATTTTGTTCTTGACCGTTAGAATCCTTTACAGGTTCTGGGATAGCATAGAATCCACGGATACGATATTTAGGTGTATCAAGCGCAGCGGGTTTTTGTTGTGCAGTAACAGCAAGTTCTTTAACGATTGAAGCATAAAGAGCTGTTTTTGTATCTTTTTCTCGAATAAGAGAGTCAAGCTGGTTTTTCACAGCTCTTCTTTCAGTATCTGAGTTAAATTTAGTTGTGTTTAATTCTTCTTTCTTTTTGTCAATAGATTTCTGTAATTCGGTTATCTCTGATTCAAGACGAACTTTATCTGCTTGCTTTTTACGAATAGCTTGTATTTCAGCTTGGTCAAGTTTATGATCATTAACCGAAACTACTTTAAAGTTAACTTCGTTAAGAACGGGTGCATTAGGTACAAGACCATTTACTGCAGCAATTTTGTTTTCTTTAGAACCTGCAAGAAGCATACTTCCAAAGTCAAGAACAGATTCATTATAAAAATCACTAAGTAACTTAGGTCCTGTAGTTAAATCTATTGTTAATTCATTTGTGTAAAAAGCAACACCCGGTGAATATGTAGATGATAACAGGTTTTCAGTATCATTTACACTCTTAAAGAACACAACTTCATATTCATCATATCCAATTCCAACGTTAGCAACTTTAGGTGAGAATGTTTCAGAATAGAATATTACAGGTTCACCTACTACTAAAGGATCATAACCACTAGTGCGGTTAATTCTAATGAAATTTGTTGAGTTATCAATTTCTGATACTTCATAAATAGATTCACCTTTTAATAACTTGTCACCAGGCTTAAGAACCATAGTATCTTTAGTTAATGAAAGATTATCATTATATTTTAAAGTATTAAGAAGGTACCAACGTTTAGTTGAAGTACTTCCATCAGGATTACTGTATGTTCTATCTTCAATATTAACTGTTATGAAATCTCCAGTGTATCTTACAATAGAAAGAGGAAGATCATTTACACCTTCATCAACAAAATATGTAATGTTACGTTTTTGCAATTCTACAAGTAAGTTAACATAATTAATATCATTCTTACCTTTGAGACTATTATTAAAGTATTGAATCTTATCGTCAGTGTCAAGACTAAGAATCATACGTTTTACGTAAATCTTACTTTCTTCTTGTGGAACATATTTGGAAACATCAATGCTAACTTTTAAAGCAGGTGATAATAAAGACTCAAAGAAGTAATTGTTCTCAGCAATAAATTTAGCTGGAACAGTAACTTGTCCTACTGGTGATGGGTCAGTAACATTCTTTGACTGATAGATTTTTTTAAAAGTTCCATCAGGCATACGAATGTAAGCCTCTGAACCATCAAAGCCAAGCATAGTACTTACCGTCTTGTCTATTCTTTCAATACTTGATTTTAAGAATCCAAAAGATGGTAAAGTAAATGTACTTGTAGTTCCGTCTGAGTTTGTTTGTGTAACTGTAACTGTATCTGCATTCGTAGTAACCGCTTGAGAAACTTTTTGTAATTGCTCAAGTGAATTATTTTGAAGACGGATAAAATCCGCAAGTATGGTTGCAAAACTATTTGATGTCTCTGCCATTGGTGTTATTTAGTTTTTAGAATATGTCAACCGAAAATTGATATGTAGCTGGGTCTATACAGATTACCTCAATGATTGGTGAGTTTCCTTTATTTTCAAAATCAAGATAAGTTACAAATGCCGCTTCTGCTGAATAAGGGAATCCTGTGTTAAGTCTGTCTAATGAATCAGTGTAAACAATAAAGTTAAAGTTACCATTTGTGTTTGATAAATCTAAACCGTATTTAAACGAGAATCTTGTCACCTGACCAGCCTCCCAAGGTAATAAAGCATCATCAATGTATATGATTACATCTCTATCTACATTATAAGGAGCATTTGTTGATCCGTCAGTTATCTTAATGTAATTTGTAAAGTTAAGTAAAGAATGTTGATAAGAAAAACTTGATGGATTAATTGTAAAATCATTAGCAATAGAAATGATTGGTTTAGTTCCAAGGTTAAACATTTGGTTTGTGTTAATTATCTTAACACTTCCTGCTTGTGATTTATCCAAACTAATACCTCTACCTGGTGATAACAAGTCAATATTATATGACATCTGCACACTAGTATAGTTTTTGTATATGTTTGTGATTTCTTCGTAATTTCTTTGTATAAGATTTAAAAGATTATCTGTATTTGTAAAGATTGCTGCATTGGCAGTAATCTGTGCTTGTATATTTGTTAATTGCGCATTTACTTCATCAATACCAGTTGCGGTAAACACTAGATTCTTAAGTGAATTTACTTCATCAGTTAATGTTTGTAATGAAGCATTATTTTCTAATAAGATAGTGTAAGCATCAACCATTTTATTTAATGCGTCCATGTAAAGTTCTAATGAATACGGATTGTAATCATTAATAGAAGTCTCTACCGCAGTATCTTGTGAGTTAACATCAAACTTGATATTAATACGGAAAGCATAAGAGTTACCATTATCACCAGTAAATGAGTTTGGCTTATACTTTGTTAATCTAGGAATGTAACCGCCTCCTGAAGCAAGAGGGTCAACATTATCTAAGAATAAGATACCAAATAAGTTTGTTGCTGATACCGCTCCACTTGCTGGATCATACAGATCATAATAAACAAGTATTGCATTGAAGTCAAATGTTTGTGCTGCTGCAGTTTCATTATAAGTACCAAAATCAGAGGCACCACCTACACTAATACCAGCATACACACTTGGATTAAATTCCATTGTGATACCGTCAAGGCGAGAACGTGTAAATTCAACAGTTTTGTTTACACTGTCAATTTTAAATCTATCATTAGTTGCATCTAAAAATGAACCTGGCTCAGTAAAGAATGAATTTGCAATAGGATTAGAATACCACCATTGAAACCCAGGATTACCTTCTTGAATCCATCCGTTAATTGTAGGATTAAAATAGAAGAAATCCGCAGGAGCACCAAATGGGTCAAGTGTAGAAAAATTATTAGAATCAGCATCAAAGAATGCTTGTATACTTAAACCTGCTGGTTGAATAGTTGCGCCTGTTCTTCCGTATATGTATTCATTATTTAATGGATCAGCTGGCGTATTTGTAAAAACTGATGAAACGCCGTAATTAGCATCATCAAGAGTTTTAAACAAGACTACTGGAGTATTACCTTGTGATGTTGGTACATACACATAAACTTCAGAAAAAGCATTTGCATTATTTCTGACTGTGTTTAATATGTTAATGTCACCAATGTACTTAATAACTTTAGAATATGTTAAAGATTCATCTTCCTCAACAAAGTGTGTTCCATAAAGAGTTGCAGATTGTTCTGAACCTATAGCAGCTTCACGGAAACGGATGGCGCCCGTTTCTTTTAACCACTTAAAGAAAACACGCTCACTTACAGTTGTGTTCAGATTCGAATCATAATTGGTAGAAGAAGAAATCATTGTCTCAAGATTAAGACAATAGTTTTGGAACGATTCTGCTAAGTAATCATTGAGTGTTTTAGATCCGTCTATTTCTGCAAACCCGCCTGGTGAATTTGAAAAGTTCATTAGGTTTTCACCTACTGCTGGACTTCCAATATCTGGAATGTTTAATAATGCAAACTTCGAAAAACGAAATTTTGTTTGTGAATCATTAAAAGATAATCCAAGATCCTCAGACGCTGATGAAAACGTATAGAACGTTCCACCTTGCACACGGATAGGTTTTATTAATGGTGCAACCATTTATCTGAATGTATTTTTATGAAATTACTACAGTAACTCCTACAGAGTTAAGGATTCTCCAACCTGTGCTATCAGCATATAATGTAATTGCCGCTTGTCTAATTCTAGTATCATTATTTAAAACTGGAACAACAGCACCTGAATCATTGAACTTAACACTAGCATATGAAGAATCAAGATTAGTTGTACTAAGTTCAAAATCAATAGCTGCAGTTGAAGCTACTGGAACTGCATCCACAAGAAGAGTTATAATTTGACCTTTTTTAACATTTGCATCAGATACAGCAGGTAATTGAACAGCAGTACAGTTATTAGTACCCGTATTTGTAAAGTTTAACCAACTTAAACGTATAACACTTACTTTTGGGAAAGATGTTGTAGTTGTGATGTTTCTTGTTACTGAAGTTGTTGTAGGAGCTGTTAATGCTTGTGTATCAATATTAAGACCGTTTACACCGCCACCTAAACCATTATAAAACTGTTGATTAATTAAAGAAGCATCAACAGAAACTGGAATAGTTGAAGTAAAGATACTGTTAATACCTACAGTTCCATCTAGAGTTAGATTTCCATGAACAGTTTGATTTCTTCCTACTGTAAAATCTCTTGTTATACCAAGATCTTGTCCTACATTAAGGTTTCCTCCAAAAAGACCTGTTGCTTCACATGTAAAGATTTGGTCGGTAATTGGACGAGTGTATTTTTTAACTAAAGCGCTTCCAACATTTAAAGCAGCTCCGGGCACAAACGATGTATCAAGATACGTTTCTAACGTATTGATTGCAGCTGCTACCTTTTTGAAGTTGTCATTGATTGTTGGGCGTGATCCTGCGATATTATCTGTACCGAGAATTTCTGTGATTGTAATTGTTGCCATTTAATGATATATTTTTTCTACCTTTAATTTATATATCATAGTCTTTTATTGAGTGTACTTACTAGGTACATATTCTTCCCATTTTGGATCATACCAAAATCTTCTGCCTGTACCATCGGTTAAAGACGATAAAACTCCATAGCATTTCTTCCATTCTTTAAAGTCTTTAGCATCAACTCCATTAGGATTTTTCCAATCACTTAATTGCCCGCCGCCCAAAGTATATGCGTCTCTAACGCATAAATGACAAAGAAGAAGCAGATGGTCCCAATCTTTAAGACTAATCTCATTTGCGATAGTAAAAGGATTAATGTTTAGTCTATAGAGTATTTCAGCTCTTAGGTAATTTCCTATTCCATTAAAGAATCGTTGGTTCATCAGCAATTCATTAATAGGTAAGTTAAATGCTTTGTGTTTACTAAAATATAGTTTTACATTTTCAATAAACTTAGGATATTCTGTCAGCGGACAAGGACCACGACCAGCGTTCCAATCATTTACCCATTTCCATTTAGCAAAACGTCTAACATCATGTAATACTAAATAGTTTCCTCTTGTTGTGATAAATCTTAAATGAGAATGCTTAAGCACTTTTTCTAAATGCTCACTTTCTTTTCTTATGTATGCCCAGTTGCCACTCATACCTAAAGTAACTCCCATATCTTTAGTGACGGCTCCATTAATATCGCCACCCACCATTTCAAGATGAAGTATCATTTCTTTGCCACGAGTTTTTGCTCGTAATGTAAATACTCCGCCGTCAAAGATATCAAGATCTGTTTTTACTTTAGTAGACTCTGATTTCTCAATCTTTTCAAAGAATCCTTCATTATCAACAACGTGATTAATGAAATCACCCATGATTTTGACTTCCGCTAATTCTGGCATATTAAATAAGTGTTGTGCCTACGGCTGGTTTATAATAAGTGTTATGTATTTTTTCAATCATGCGAATCATTCCGATAACATCTTTCTCACAGTATTTAATGATACCGTTTGTGTTATGATTTGCCCAATATTCAAAATGAACTTGGCCGCCATTCATTTCATCTTTAGGAGAAGGTAATCCTAATCCGTACATTGCTTCTTCAAAAGTAACATCAAGATTAGAGAATCCTTTCCACCATTCTTTTAAATCAACAATGTTTACTTCCCAAGGTTTTTTGCCCCAAGTATTTACACATTCAGGAACTAGGAATCCGTACATAAGTATTTTACGATAAACCCAAGGAATGTCAAAATTCTTAATATTCCAGCCGCAAGGGATTAAACCGCTTGCTGTTGCTTTATTAAATAGGTGAGCTGTTTTCTTTATAAGATCAGCCTCGTTTAAATCTGAAATAGTTTGTACTTGGATATCTCCATTTTTCCAAAGACCGTATGATAAACAAACAATACGACCAAATTCAGGGAATAAAGAAACTTTATTTTCATACCCATCAGCAGGATCACCGTATCCCATTCTTTCACATTTTCCTGCATATATTTTGGCTCCTTCAGGATCTTGAGCTTTAAACTCTTCATATGATGGATATTGTCCTGCAGTCTCGATGTCAAAGAAAAGTAGTTTGTTAAGTTGTTGTTGAGTAAACATATAAGATTTATTTAGATTTTATATACATAAATATGTATTTAGTTTCCTAAGAACTATTTTTAAATTGTGTATAAAAATTAATATCTATTGATTGAACGGTAGATAGATTGATTAGACTAAGTAGTAAACTACAAAGAAAGTAATTCTATGAATTTTGAAAACATACAAGGTGGACAAGAAGCTCATATTGCGCCACGAATCGACGTAGATTCATTACCCTGGGTAGAATGTTCATGTGGAGGTAGACTTTTTGACTCAGCAGTAATGGTTAAGAAAGTATCACCTTTACTTAGCCCAACTGCAAAAGAAGAGATTATACCTGCTGACATTATCATCTGCAGATCATGCGGTAAAATACCTGACTTCTACGCTAGAAAAATAAAAGGTATTCCAGAAGATTTGATTTCTACAAGTGAATAAACCTTTTATTCTTAACTGTCTTGAACTTAAAGACATACCACAAATAAACGGCTGGGGAGTTTTTACTTATGAAACTATTCCAGCTGATACTATTATTGAGTTATCTCCAATCTTTACATATCCACAAAAACTTATAACCATAGCTATGTATATGGCGCAAGGAGATGGTATAAGTATTGATGATATTGTTCTTGACCAATACGGTATGAGTTGGCCTGATGAATCTGATGAACCAAAAACCGCTGTGATGTTAGGATATTTAAGTATCTATAATCACAGCGGTAATAATAATTCTGAGTTCTTTCGCGATTTTGAAAACCGCTTAATAGGTGTTAAGACTTTACGTGATATAAACGTGGGAGAACAACTTACTGTTAATTACGGTCCTTATTGGGTTGCAAATAAAAAGGATAGAATTAACATAATTGATTTTTAACCCATATGTTTCTCAAAGATTTCTTCAATCTTGATGATTAACGGATTACGAACTATATCTTCTCTACCAAATTCCATTATACCAACTTCTTCCATCGGTGTAAAGTATTGAACTACTTTTTCTAATGATGAGGTATTTCCAGCTTTCATATCAATCTGTTTGGTATCACCAGTAATAATGATTTTGGAATCTTCACCTAAACGAGTCATTGTTGAACGCATGTTTTTCAATGTAATGTTTTGTGCCTCATCAACAATAATGATTGCGTTATCAATGCTTCTTCCTCTAACATAAGCAAGTGGAAGTACTTCAATCATTTCACAATTTAACATTGTTCCTGTTAGTTCTTTACCTATAAGTTTATGAAAGTTATCTAAGAAAGATATCATAAACGGCTCCATCTTTTCTTTCATTGTCCCTTTTAGGAAACCAATTTCTTCGCCTTCTAAAACAGTTACAGATTTTACGATTATGATTTTCTTATACTTGTGATTTTGTGTAGTTAGCAATTTTAGAGCTTCAGCGCAAGCAACGAATGTTTTTCCAGTTCCAGCTGGACCTGCACAGACTACAATGTCATGCTTATTTATTAGTCTAATGAAATTTTTCTGGCGATCATTTTTACATTTAAGATCAACTCTTATTTTCATAAGTAATCTTTCTTGTGGTTTTAGTTCTTGTACAAGGTCTTCTACCACCGGTTTAGTTTTTCTTCTTACAGCCATAGTGTTTGTTTTTTTACCAGAATCCGCCAGGACATGTGCATTCTTTACATAAAACTTTTTTGTCTATGTAACAACCGCAACCGTTAAATGGCGTGCCCCAGGTGTTAATGTGTGTTTTGGTATTATCGCATCGATTTTCCGTGCGAATCGGACAATTTGAACAAGCAGACAGGCGCTTATCACCAAGTTCTCTTATCTCAGGGTCTAGGAGGTGTGCTCTATCTAAAAAGCTATTATACCATCCTTCGGCTATATGAAGTATATTCATATGTTAAACTTTTACGGTTTTAACTTTAACGTCTTTCTCTTTTTCAATCTCTTTTGCTAACTCGAGATTTTCATGATTATCATCAAAGAAAATAAAGTCAGAATAACCTTGGTCTACAAGACCATGCAAAGCTTCTTTTTTTCTTTGTGCAATATTGCCAGTGAAACCATAGCGGGCATCATTTACAGCAATACAGAGTTCAGGGTGTATATCAATTCCATTTACTAAAAAGAATTTACGAATCATATCACTGTTTGATCTAGCAGTTAAAATTGACACGTGAACACCACTTTTATAGTAAGCAAGTAATTTATCAAGAATTTCTACAATGAATTTGGATTTCTTTAAGATTTCAAAATCTTCAAATTCACTAAAGGATAATGAGGTCTTCTTATTGGGTTTAAAAAAGTTAAATTCTGCGGGAGTTAATGATTTTATAACTCTTCCTGTTTTGACGTCAAGAACTTGTATCATTGCTGCTGAAATGATAAGAGTATCATCAAGATCAAAAACTGCAAGTTTAACAGATTTCTTTCCTTTAATAGTTACCTCATTTACGGTATTATCAACTTGACTTCTTGACTCCATTCAGTATAAGATTTTTCATTACAATCAAAGATAGATGCAACTTTCCAGTAATATGTGCCTGGAGTAGGAAAATTACCTGCGTCTATTACATTTTTTGTATTTTCAATATATTTATCACAAAAGATTTTTGGTTCTTTATTCATATTTAAACCAGCACTTACCACATATACACCTGTGTGTGCTTTGAATCTTTTACCTACTAAATCAGCTTGCGCGTCAGAAAGACTGTTATAACTAAAAGAACTATCCCATTTAATATTAACATCGTAATATTCTCCAACAGAACCATTTATTACGTCTAACCAAGTTTGATCACCTAAATTTTTATTTTGGTATAAGTCTACATAAACTCGTGGCCAAAAAGCACCACCGCTGCCAAACATAAAAGTAGAAATGTCTTTAAATTTACAAGTAACCGTGCTTGCATTTACGGCAGTAACTTCAACGATTTGACATTCTTTAATACCCAAACTTCCACAGCTATCATTATAGAAGGTTATGACAGGTGGAGTAACTCCAAGTGTACTTGTTATTACATTCGGAATCTCAAATTGCCAAGCTATATCCTTACCTGGATCAATTATTTTAACATATTGAATTGCTCCTAATGAATTTAACTTTGCTTGTACATTACCATTAAAGTTATATGAATTTCCACATATTGTTGTTATACCATTATTATATGAATTATCTTCTAACCTAAATGTAAAGTTATACTTAACCGCTTTATTTGTAGGATCGTCCCACGAAAACAAAACTTTCCCATTTTTAATTGATGATAATAAGTTAATAGGTGCGCTATCATCTTTTTCAACAAAGACTCTTCTATCAGTATAAAACATTACATCCCCAGCAGCTAAAACACCTTGAGGCAATCTATTAGTAAGTCCTTCTGAAATTGCACATGATAAAGTATACGTGTATTCAATAATTGGTGCATTAGTTGAATTTAAACTTACATTGGTTATTGCAATAACAGAACCTTTCACCCAGTTAAAGTCTTGCATTAAATCATCTTTTAAGACAAATGTATCACCAACTTTTATCAAGTTATTACCAAATAAACCTCCATATGCACCATTATCTGTTACTTCATAAGTAACAGTAATCTGATAATAGTTGTTATTACCTGTTTTAGTTTTGTTTGAAAAAATGCTATTTACTATAAACTTATATGCATCTGTATAGTCAGGATCATTTATTTCTGACGTATACATATATCCTTGATTTGGATCATTAAGCGGAGTATTGCCATCCTCAATAGGATTAACTCGTAAAGCCTCATCAAGATTTCTTTGAATTACTGAAATGCTATTTCTGTTATCTTGCTTCATATACGTTTAAGAATGACTTTTTAGATTGTGTTTTTTGATTACCATTTGTATCTGTGATAGTTAGTTCAACATCAAAAGCGCCTGTGTAATCAAATGTCCATAACATACGGCTATCAATAGTTTCAGCAAGGGTAATATTTCCGTCTTTTAATTTCCAAAGATATCCTGTCTTACCAACCATATCACTTGCTTCTGCTGATAACATTACAGAACTACCAGACGGAATTTTGGTTACATATTTACCAATTCTTGTTTCATCCCACGTATACGATCCACCAATAGCTCTTGCATACGGCAATCTTTCAGATTGTGATTTTGCTTCTAGATAATTGCTAAATATTGGATCATTAGTATAAGAATACTTGTAAGGTAAATTATCCGCAGGGTACCAACCTGGAACACCCCAAGGAGCTGTACCTAAATTTATATAAGTTTGAGCATAACGATACTTGGTTAAGAACTGTTGTAATCCATATTCAAATGATCCTACTTTATTATCACCAAACCCAAACCATTGATAAAAATTATTCATTGGATATGTATGTGCTATTGATGTGTTAATAGTGGCGCTAGGATTTTGTGGAGGTAAGAATGTAACTCCATTAGTTCCTACTAAATAACCTAAGTTATCTACACTTGGATTTGTTGCAAACGCAAATATCTGAATATCATTTTGTGTTAATCCGTTAGATAAAAACGGTATTGTAATTGTTGCATTAGGAAGTGTTATTTGCTCAATTACATAACTTCCATTTGTTACATTTCCACTTAATGGTTGACTAAGAACAATTTCACGAACCATTCCGTTAATTGCAAAGATTTCTAAAACTGTAGCAGGTATTGCTGGAGCAACAGGTAAGTTAACACCAGACACTACTTCACCTACTCTGATTACACCTTCATGTAATCCTTGTATATTTTTTAAACGGTAGCTCCCAGAAACACCATTTGCAACAAAAGAACCTTTCTTAGGAATATTCTTATTTAGATAAGTAACATTATAGTTTGTTAATAGCGGATCTATTGAAAATGCTGGTGCTATTGAAGTAACTTTTGATGCAGGTTCAACAAGAGGAGAATATAAAACATCTCCATTTGTAATTGTTACACTGTTTTCATAAAAAACACCATCAGGCACAAGATATGTGTTTATCTTAGTTTTTCCTATATATTGAAATCCGCCGGTTAGCGCAGTAAAATAGTTATCATTAACATAGTTTGCATCAATGTACAATAAAGAATTATTTGTTGCACTATATAACCCATAGTTAAATTTACTAATTCCAGGATTATCAGAATTATTAAGTTCCCAAAGTGCTTGTGCAAATTTTTCTGAATCACTCATTCCTCCAACTATACCTACAAAATTAAATGTAGGTAATTCATTAAACTTTATACCTCCATTTGTGTCAACTGTATCAATAACATATCCGCACCATAAATTATCTACATAATCAAGCGTGTCAAACGTATTTCCACTAAAAGTATCCCAAGTAAGCTCTTCATAGTTTTCCCATGTTTGAACTCGAGTACCTAAATGTCTTTCGGCGTAATCTTCATCAAACCTTTGTTGGCAAGCATGGAAATATGTATCACTTCTATACAGCTCAAGATTATTATCATCAAGAGTTAATAAAGTGCCTACTCCACCTTTCCAAGTACCTGTGTTAAGTATTTTCATAGAATAACTATTTCCAACTATCCCATGATCATAAAACCAATTACGATTATCAACTTCATAAGCAGGACCAAAGTTAGTTGCATTAGAAAATGCACCAGCAGGAGGAAATGAATTATAGTCAGGTATAATAGTTAAATCTGTATTAAAATCTTGCGCCCAGCGTTGACGAGTTGTAAAGTCATCATATTCATATTCTAAATAAATAGAATTTCCATTATTATAGAATGTATTAAGCTGAGTATTCAGTTCATTTAATTCACCTCCATTTAAACCTATCACATCAATCGTATAATATTCAGCATTCCACATTTGGAATATAGATGTAGTACTACTTGTATTTAAGTAAGCATGTTTAGTTCTAAACACTTGTGTATAAATTTCTTGTACACCGTCATATACGTATAAACGCATTCTTGTAAACCCGGGACGAATTTCATCTATAGGATTACAAGTTAACTGCTTAGTGTTAAAAACTAATTGACCAATATGATCACTTTTTTCTGGATCATTAGGAGTTGTATTTATGTACATCCAAGCAGACTCAGAAACTGTGTTATTTACAGTTATTGTAATATCATTAAACCCTGGAACTCCACCGATAGCTGTTGCATCAATAAATACGGTTTCAGCAATAGAAAACCCGCTGCCGCCATTTGCTAATGTAATTGTATAATTGCCTAATACATCTATGTCAATGTTCCACATAGAGTTTACACCTCCACCTGATGCAGAAGTTTGAGGCACATTAATAAAAGATGCAGGTCCTGGCGCACCAAATCCTGTAAATGTAAATCCAAGTGGATCTACCGCAGTTACATTATTTGACCAATTAAGATTTCCGTTTAAGTAATTATTATCTCTTACTTTATAAATTCTACCATAAGCGCCTTTCTTATTAAGAATAGTACTACCTGCAGCACCGGCAATTTCAAAAATATCATCAGGATCTTTACTACGAATAACATTTCTACTAGAAATAGGAGTTGACCCCTCTTTTGTTAGTACAAGATATTCACCAGTTTTAAATCCATTTGGATTAGTAGTTTCATCATAAATTTGATTTCCTTTTACCGCAACTGTTCCTTCTATTTCTCTAAGAACTTCCCATGTACTAGGACTTGCAATAAATGCTTGAGGAGGTTTAACAGCAAGTTCAATAGAAGTTTGTCCTGGAACAGAATAATCTGCGGATATAACTTCTAACTGATATATGACTCCGTCTCTGCGAATATAAATCCAATCAGTTGGATCATATGAAGGATCTAACGGTTGTCTAATTATTTGACCTGCAACTACAATCGTAGGATTAACTGAAGGAAATGCAGATGCATTATCAGAATAGCTTAACACAACACCTTCTGCAAGATCTCGAGAGGATATTTGAAGGACCTCGATTTCATTACATGGCGGGAACGATGGATTATTAACATCCGATAAATCAGTCACAACTAGGGTATCCCAGTTAACATCGCAATCCATCCAACGTGTAGGATTAAACGTTATGTTAACCCAACTGCTATTTGCATTGTCCCAATCATATCTAATTGGATTAGGCGCATCAATAGGTACGTTAGCTTGTATTTGTGCTAATGAAGGATTAAGACCTTGTGCTTGTATTTGTGCAAATTCATCCCAAGTATCTTTGGAATCATCAACGTTTTTACTGATGAAAGCAAAATCAGCTTCTGGAACATATACTTCAACAGCATCACGTTTTATGTTATTTGACTTACTATTTGTTGTGTCATATACATCAAGTTCTATTGTGTATTTTCCAGTGTAAGGTAAAATCACAGTATGACGAATTAATTCGTCAATGGTATTTACTCCAGATCTATATTGAAAAACTCGTGTAGGGTCAGTAGGACTTGTTAATGTAGCTTTCCATTCCATTTGATAAAAGTCAGCTCTACCTAATTCATCCCAAGTATACATAACAGTTGTATGACCACCGCTTGTGTAAACTAAAGGTTCAGACGTATATCCAAATCCGCCAAAAGTTACTCCAACGCCTTGATGAACATATATTTTTGCACCAACTTGTATTGTTGAAAAGATTACGCTTGCATCATATTTTTCTAAATAGATGTCATTACCTATAATGTTTCCAATTACAGTACCTTCAGGTAATCCTAAACCTTTAACAATTCTACCAATACTGATAGCAGATAATCCACCGACAGGAATACTTGGAGATAACGTAAGTAGATCATTACCACCGCCCCATGTACCAACATTAGATACAGTATATTCTACAATGTTTAGTTTGCCATCTCTTATTTGTGATGAAAACGTTGCTCCATAGCCTCCACCACCAGCAACTTTAATCACTGGCGCATAATTATAACCACTTCCAGGATTAATAATTTCTACCGCAGTAATATTTCCACCACCACTCGGTAATAAAGTTCCGTATGCTTTTAATGTTGCATTATTACTTCCAGTGAAAGTTAACCAAGGAAACGGCAATTCGTCCCAAGTTACATCAAAAGAGGTATTTAAGTCAACGATTGCACCAATTGGAATGTTGGCAGAATCACTGTATTTCTTAACACTTTCACTATCACTAAAATAGCTTACAGGTGAAGAAGTCTTTTTCGTTAATACTAAGGTTCCTGTTGGAGAAACGCCTAAAGGAGAGTTCCATAAAAACTGAATAGTAGGATAAACGCCGTAACTCAATCCTTTATCATATAAAGTAACTTCTTCAACTTCAAATGAAATTTGTGATGCATCTATAGTAAATCCAATAGCTCCTAATGGAATTTCATATTGATTTCCAACCGGGCGTAAAACAGTTGACTGTGCAAACGTTGTAGGCAATGAACGGTAGTTGCTTCCTTGTTGAGGACCAGCATTTATAACATAGTCAGTAACACCACCTCCTAAATTAACACCAGCAACTTCAAGTCTTATAGGTACATCATAAGTACCTCCTTTAAGAGTTATGATATCACCAACTTGAAAATTTATACCTGGGATTGCACCGGTTATAGGAATAGGAAAGGGTGCAGCCTCAGCACGAACTTTACATTCACCTCTTGCTTGTTGTAAAGCAGAACCTGGGAAAGTTATTAAAGGAATTTCCCCAAAAAATCCACTTCCACCGTAAGTAATGATAACATCACTAATGTCGTATGAATCAGCATAAATAGATAATGAATCTGTAACTTCAGGAGTTAACAGTCCGCCGTTTGCATTATAAGGTCTAAGATCTACAATTTGAGATCTTTGTGTATTTGTAAAGTTTAATCGTTTACCTGCATTAATTAAATGTCTATCAGTTCTATCATTCCAAGTATTAACTGCATATCTTTCATAATAAACACCTTCACCAGTAATATCAACAATTCTTGTATTTAGTGGAAGGAATTTTTGTTTAAGATATCCTTTAAGTGCAAATAACTTGATTAAGACTTCTTCATTAGTATATGCAAAAGCATCTTCTGTTACAGGAATACCGTACTCATCAACTTGAGCAGAGTCTCTTACGATATCATAAAAAAGTCCAAATAGATTTGATTTCTTATAGTGTTTACTTGGTAGTAAACCAATTTGTTCTCCACTTGCAGTTTTATCTTTAAGTTGAAACGCAATAGGAACTTGTCTGTACTTATTATAATAAGCATCATCAACATTTACGTTTAGCCAGTATTCTTTAATTCTTATATCATAATAACCAAACCAATTTATAATATTGACTAAACCTTTATATGCACCAACATACGGCCAGATCTGGTCTCCTTGGAGAAGCATCTCTTTTCGTTTTTCGTTAAGTAAAATGTAGTCAGGATTATCTTCATTAACATCAGAATCTCTAAGTATAAGTTCTTGGTCTGTTGTAATATCACGTCCTAAGTTTTCAAGCATAGAACCTAGACGTTCATCCTCAGCAACTATTTCACCTTCAATGTTTAATGAAAATAGAATAGTTTCTTTATTTACATACGTTACATCAACAATTTCAAGTTGTCCTGCATAAACACCCTCAACATCAGCTTGTAAACCAAAATTAATTTGTAAAGGCGCTTTAAGTAAATTAGGTTCAAACACCTGGCGAATAATTTCACCGTTAGGTCCTAGATTATTAGACTGTTGAATAATAGCATCGGGTAATGAATATGGGTCAGATGAATCTAACGTAAATATAATAGTTTGCGATTTCTTAATCGTTGGATAATCTACCCCGTATTCTACTTCATATAAAAACCATTCAGGATCTGTTCCTGTTCTTATTCTTGCCTCAAACTGTGGAATAGCTGCATATGAAATTGGCACAACTGTTGTTGATATAAGTGTGTCAAATGAAAATTTATACGGAAGAACTTGTGTAACTGTATAAGATCCAGCCAATGGACCACCATACACATTAATAGGAGAACCTACTTTTAAGTTATGTGGAATATAAAAATCATATGTATTTGTTATGCCTATACTTGTAGAAGGTCTACTTAAAGTAATTTCTCCAAGTATTACATTAATTTCTAATATAAGTGTGTTAGATAATATTCCATTACCTAACACGGTCATATTAGTAGATAACTGACTAATTACCGCAGGACTAATTCCTGTAATAACAAAAGAGTTTACAGCGTTTACTATACCTGTAGATTGATAGTTTTCAACTTCTAATGTAGCAGAAGATCCATTAGTCACAACACTTTGCACAGGTTGTGTGTAAAGATCAATTCTTGGTAAAACATATGAAGTGTTTCCATTTGAATCCAAGATTTTTTCAATTATGAAAATATTTTCAGATTCAATTAATCCTGCAGAAACAGGTGGGAGATAACATGAATTGCTAATTGTATTAGCAACAATCGGCCAGCCTAATGTATTATACACTGAAGTTGGATCTCCGGCAAAATTAAAAGAAGTAATTTCTCCCAGCACACTTAATCCTAAACAAGCTGAATCACTGTCCCATCGTTTATTAATGATAGGGCGAGTTTCAAAATTTACATAAGTATCTGAACTATAATTTATACCTGGATTGACAATCTGTACATACTGCATAGTTCCAGCGTAATCAGTGTACACACGGATTTCACCACCTTGGCCTGCACCAGTAGGATCTATAACAGTTGCGGTAATAGGTAAAATCTCCGTAGAGTTAATGTTATTTCCGCTTTTGTTAAAAACTTTAAATTGTCTGTTTAATAACATTAGTTAAGATATTTGTAGTTTTTATCAACCGTGTAATTCATAGCTTTTTTAATCATGCTTACTCGGTCAATCATATAAACCATCATTTTTTGAAGTTCGATTAAGATTCCTTCTCTTTTAGGATCTGATAATAAATAAGTAGAAAAAGACTTTCTAAACAAGTTATTTCTCCAGTCATACCCAGTATTTTTTAAATCATCTTGAATATGTATCATATATTGGTAATAGCTCTCTCGAGTTAAATACTTACCTTCTCTTGGTTCTGCCATCTTACGTATTTTTTATTGCATCAATGTTAATTCGGTGAAGTTCCATGTTTAATGTGTTTTCTGAATCTTTACCAAATACCACGTTTATACTTCCAGGTTTAGAAGCATCTGTTGAATCATAATATGTAAAACCTGTACGATCATTCCAACCTCCACGAATAAGAGCATATTCACCACGGCCAATAAGTACATCTCCATATTCATCAAGACCTTTAGGTGCAGCCTCAGCATTTGCAGGATCAGATTTGAAAACTTCATTTTCTTCACATACAAACCAAACGTTAACTGAGTCAACACCAGCTACACTTTCAATAATAGAAACCAAATCAGATTTTGGAATCTTGTCTCTACGACGATTCTTTAAAAAATAATCCGAACATTTTGAGACTATAGATTGACGAATAACGTCTTTGCTGTATCCTTCAAAAGAACGAACACTAATGTTTACTACATATTTTTTAACAATAGGATCAACAATCTTAACAACTGTTGTTAGAATTTTTTGACCGCTTTGTTCTATAAGATCATATATCTTATTCTTCTCTTCTGTTGATAATAAGAATAAATTAAGAGGTATGTTAAAATAATCTGCATTTGACGGTTTACGTTTATTTACATCAGGTATAAGGAATAGGTAAACTACATTATCATCAGTAAGATCGTTATCATTGAAAGAACTAAATGCATCAATTACACTAAACATATTAAACTTCTCTAAGAAGTAAACATAATTATCCGCATTTGCTAAGACATACGCACGACTCGTTTTAGGAGCAAGTATACGAGTTAAATAAACAGGTTCGCTGTCAGCACCAAAGTTAATAGGTAGGCCAACTCTTACATTTAAGGCAGTATTAAGATCTACCGTATCACCTGCTAAATCAAATCCATCATCAGCAAATGAAAACTTTGGTTGGCTATTGTCAAAAATGTTACCAGCATTACCAGCATTGGTTAAATACTCAATTCTAATAGTAGAACCTAATGCAGGAATACTTCCAAAGTATGAATTACCAAAGTAAGTATCAAGACCACCGTTAATACCTGTCTTAACAACTACACCTTTTGCTTCATACGGAATATCATAAATAGAATCATAAACTTTCCATTTTTCATTATTCACATAAACGTTAACAAATCCATTGTCAACTTGATAACCTCTTTTAGGATTAACAGAATATGATTGAAGAGGTAACCCAGTTCCAGTTACTTGTTGAGACTCAACTTCACCTTGGAATAGTTTAACTTCAATAGATTTTTTAGCAACAAGTTCAAGACGAGTTTCTTCTGTGTTTAAAACTATAAGATAAGGTAATCCCGTAGCATCATTAACCATTCTTGTGTAATTTGGTATGATTACAGTATTACCATACATATCAATTTGTTCTCCGCTATAAGATAAAATAAGAGTACCGTTTGCTGAGATAGCACGAGTAGGGTTGTGACCAGCAATTCTGGCTAAACTTTTAATAGAAATGTCGCGTGTGGCGGTATAAATATTAAGTTCAGTAATACTGTCCTCAATATAGTATAAAATAAGCTTACCCATGTCAAGAACTACGGACAGTATTTGACCGTACGCACTTGCTGGGCTGAATACTTCAGCCGATTGTTGAAATGTACTTGTAAGATACTCCCTAACATCAGAATACATCTGACTAAAGGATATCCTATTGACTTTAAATATTTCCATTTATCTCTGCTTATTTTGCGAGGACACCAATGAATTTGGATCCATCTATGTATATATCAATGAAACATAAATCCCTCACTTCGCCAGGTTGAAACTTTACATCGATTTCTACATTGTATTTTCCAGCCTCAGGAACAAAAGCAGCAAGTTGACCATAAAATGTATTTTGTAATTGTGCAGTATTGACATTAAAATCAAATAAATATTCTTCAAGACTTAATCCTAAATTAGGAGAACCAAGAACTTCACCTTTTTGTGTAAAAATGATCATACGAATTTTAGTTAGAAGAGCTTCTAACTCGCTACCAGTTTCTAATTGAAAAGGTTTATAACTTGGATCATTAACATTTCTACAGTATATCTCTCTTAACATTAGACATCTTAATATTAGTGGAATAAGAAGAACCAGTCTGGACTGTTTTCATCATCTATTCTTTGTTTAATTTCTTTAAGCTCTTCATTACCTTCATCTTTAATTCCACTTGCATCAACTTCAATACCACCTGGAAGATTAAACTTAAATGTTCCAAGTATTCTACCTAAAGATATTTTTGCTTGTGCAATTATGTATCTTTGGAAGAACCAATCATCATATAGTTTACTTTCTTCAATCTTTGCATATGTTTGCAAGAAAACATTTCTTTTAGGATCACGCCCTACAATTTTTAAACGATGAGTATTACGATTATAGTCAAACCCAATTCTTTCAAGAATAAATGCTTTTGTTAAATCCCAATAAGAATATTGTGCAGTTCTAAGAACAAGGTCATCAGATTGAAATGGTGATAAAAATAATTCTGAAGCAATAAGTCGGTTATCAGCAAAATCACGGTCAACAGTACCAAGACGCCCACCACCTGTTATTTCTTTTACCTCAAAAACTGTAACAACACAGTCAGGTAATAAAACACTTCTTGTCTTTTTAAATTCAGGCTGTTTAAACCAATCTTTTCCTATCACATAATATTGAGTTTCTACAGCAGGACCATAATTAACATAAAACCAATTAAGTGCTTGGTCAATGATACGATTTGCTTCACGCTCAGGAATAGAATAAGGAAGTGAACCACTTGCTGTGATTTCACCGGTTACCATTTCTATAAGTTCTCCTCTTGTCATACTGTTTTATGAAAGCACATCAATACGAGTTGCTCCGATTTTTTTAGCTTCTTCTTTTGCCCATTTCACAGCATCGTTGTAATTCATTGCATTTGGAGCCCAAACGTCTTGTTCTATCTGGTGCCCAGATAACTTAAATGCCCACATCCCATTACCATTAGGTTTCTTTCCATGCGCAAATTGATACTTGTTAGTATTAACTTCTAATCCTTCGTTAAGAAAGGATTCATACGATTGTATATGTTTCATCTTGATTCTTTTATTTACAATAAGTTAGCGCATTAGCGCTAATGCTCCTATTTCGCTTAATGTAACTTTTGCACCCTTTTCTTTGCCATTAGCAGAAGAGTGATATAAAACACCAGCATTAAATAATCTTTTTAAAACTTCACCTTTAACTAATTCAAAGCTAATAGTATTACTTACGTTATCCCATGAATCTATTACGTATTCTGGTTCAATCCAGCCATAACCACTTTTGATGTTTTTAATTAAAGTGTCAACATCTTTATCAAATTGCTTTATAGAACCCTCATTAATATAGTCTTCATATAGTTTAATGTGTTTCATCTTTATTTCTTTGCTTTTTTTATTTCTTCTTTCTTTCCTGTTTCTTCACTTTTAAATCCGCCGTCAGATTCAGATGGCTCAATCAGTTCAACAATCATAGTTTCTTTTGAAACTTTTGCAAGTTTACCAATTTCACCATTACGAATAACTCCTTTATTGACTTCACAGTTAATAACGAAACGTTTATTCTCGATGAAACAGTCATTACATACATTAGTAACGTGAAGTGGAGTATCAGCAATTTTAGAGAACTCAAAAACATTCTCTTTCATAGCCCACGAATTTGTAATTCTAGAGTTCTTTACAGTACAGTTATAAAACCATGAACGGTCTATAACACCTTGGATCTCACAATTAATAAACTCAATGTCTTCAACTTTACAGTTATTTAGTTTAGTGTCTTGAAGTTGGAAGCGACCTAAATCAGTATCATAATTAAATTTACCTTTAGTCATTCCTCCAGTAACTACAAGATCAAATAGTTTTTCTCGTAGATTACCCCAAACAGCAGATAGAGTTTGATCATCTTTAATCATATCCATTGAAAGCTCAATGTCAGGATAGTTCTTTTTAAACTCTCCGTATTTAATAAATGATTTGTATATGATTTCTTGTTTTTCCATCATGCTCTTAAACTTAGCTCGGTCAACTTGTGAATATTGACCATTAAAGTTTAAAACACTAAACATATGTAAGATGTAATAATCAACAAGACTAAGAATCTTACGAGCCTTAGTATGATAATCTTTACCTCCCATATATCTGTATTCTAAGTATCCTTTTTCCAACTTTGTAAAGTTCACCCCAAAATACTTTTCATCAGGTATTGCCATAGTTGAACGACTAAACTCTTCTAAAGAAGGAGAATAAAACATAACCTTATTAGGTCTAAGATTTTTTATACTTCTTGCATAAACGGAATCTTTTCTTTGTGGGAATACATCGTAAATTCTACCTTCATCAAAATCAAGTATGAATTTGGCAACATTCATTTGAGGAATATTTACTAGCGTAGGTAACTTATTAGGATCTATACTAATGTTAGCATGTATAGAGCATCTTTCATTTGTGTATCCGTTATCTTTAATCCACTCAAAAACTTTGATTAGAACATTACGGGCATCTTTATAAGACATAGGGCCCGTAACAAGTTCCATCATATTTTTACCTCCTGAATAATCAGGCTCTAGTTTAAAGATATCAGCAGTAGGCGTGATTGGCGAATGATAAAGAGGTTTAGGCTTTTGTATGTTACTAAGTGCCATAGGAATAACCACCCTCTTTTGGATATACTTGGCTAATCCACGAGCGGTCTTTTCAATGGATAAATTTGAATAAAACTCAAATTCATATCCAATCTTTCCGGCGTCAAGGATTTCAGCTTCGGTATAAGACTTTTTAACTTTCATTGCGTTTCTTTGCCTTTAATTTTAATTCGTAATTTTCTATACATTCTTCACATACTTCAGTTCCGTCTGATGCATTCTTAAGTTGACATGAGCAACCTAAACTAGTTTTACATCTTGGACATTCAGCCATCTTACGATTCGCTTGGTAATGTTAAGAAAATTTTATCGTTAGCAACTCTTTCAATAGTGACCATAACTTCATCACCTACATTGAATCGTTTCTTTTTCATTTTAATTTCCTTTTGGGAAATAAGACCAACCATATCTTTTTGGATTTTAATTAGTGCACCAAATGGTTGAATTGACACCACTTCCCCGCTGCGAATAATTCCAACGTTTTGATCTTTAAATTCTTCAAGTTCTTTTCTACGGAATGAAGGATCTTCATCAGATAAAATGATTTTCTTATCTGGCGTAATCTCTCTAATCCAGAAGTCAACCGTATCTCCAGGTTTAAACTCAAAGTTCTTAAACGATTCTTTAAGAGCCGCAGACATTTTACTGCTATGAAGTAATCCTGTAAAGATTTCATCAAACTCAACAAAGATACCATATTTTGCAATACCTGTAACTGTCCCTGTGTATTTTGCATCAAGGTCAAGTTCTTCAATTTTTGTTGGAAGAACATAAGCAAGATATTTCTTATAAGAGAATACGAATGTACTACTCTCTGTAAGATAATCTTCAACCATCACTGGAACTGTTTTACCAATCATACTATCAAAGTCTCGTACCACATTAGCTGCCGCAAGAGATCCAGGAAGGAAACCATTAATACCTTGAACCGCAATAATAAATCCACCTTGGTTCTTACCTGTAATAGTTCCATAGTAAGCTGTTGTAGGTTTTCCAATCTGCCCAAAGAAATCTTCTTTGATATGAGAAAGCTGCCCTTCATAAAGAGATACCTTAACATAAGGTTTAATCATCTCAACTCTTACATGATACTGATTAGCACAGAAATGTTTTTTACCGTCTTCGGTTTTTAAACTCTCTACCAATTCTTCTTCAGTCATTCCTAACATTGCTAGGAATTTCTTCTCTTGCTCCAGATTAACTGTTGCATCAATAAAACCTGTAAGTGTAACGTATAGTTCACGGTTAACACCGACTCTTACATCTACAAGTTTATAAACTTCACCTACTTTCGGCTCTTTATTTGCCGTTTCAGTCATTCCTTGATACACCGCCAATAAATCTTCAGCGTATGATTCGTGGCAATAAACAGCATTGCCTGCTTTACTACTTAATTTCGCATTTGGTACTAACTTGCCATTTGTTGCAAGGAGTGCCCAATAGTTGTCATCGAAAATTTCGTCTTGTTTTTTTAGTTCCATATTTTTGCTTTTTGTATATATCCGCGATGTTTGATCATATATTTTTAAGGACTCTAACTTGTAAAGAATCCGTATGTGTTTTTTCCTTGCTTGCACCATTTTGCAAGATATAATAAGTAGACAACATTTGTCATGGTTAATCTTTCATACACAGGTAAATCATCTTGTATAAAAGGTAAAAGTTGAGTTACAATAGGTCCCACGTTAATTTTGACATTAGTCTTAACAGTCTGTCCATTCTTTGTGTATTTTAACGGTATGTTAACTGTAGGTATGTCAAGCGCAGAAACTTCAGATGTAGTAATAGAATCAATATTTTTTGGTCCACGATTTCCTACCACAAACCAAGATTCTTTTGCTTTAACCATTCCTATAGGAAACGGCCAACCCGGGTTTACTATATAGATAAAAGGTCCTGGGCAAATACCGCACATTGTTATTCCTATCACAATTAGTGCAAGATCCGACGGAATAACTGCAAGCGGTGTCCAGATAATAGGAAAAGGTATCTTAATTAATCCACTTGGTGTAGGTATAATAATACCGATAGGCCAGTATGTAGGAAGCAAGTTAACCGTAGTTGCTCGCTTACAATATTTTTTCCAATATGCAAGAGATGTTGATGGCGGAGAATTAGGGTCTGGGTTTCCGTTTTCTTTATCATTATCACCTGGGACACCAGCACCAGCACCACCCCCACCATCACTAAACGGCCAAGGAATGATTTTAGCTTTCTTACCTTCATACTTACCAACTGATGCAGGACCACCGCCTACCATTCCACAACCACTTGTAGTTATGTTTTTAATGATATTTGGAAATGAGTCTATGTATATCTCTGTTTCTACTATTTTTTTACGAATAGCCGCATATTCATCATGAAGTTTATCAAATGCCGCTTGTGCATCTTTGCGTTTCTTATCAAGTTCAGTAGTTTTATTCTTGCCGTTTTGTATGAATATTGAACCATCATTTAATAAATAGTAACCAAAGTTCTTACAGTATTCTACAACCGCATTATAATTATCGGTAGCAAGTTTTTCTATTACCGCAGGTAACGCTCTTTCTTGTAAACTTAAATCACCTGTCTTTTGCGTTACTTCATCAGGATCATCTGACGGTTTAATACCTTTAGAAACTGCTGTTGCTGTGTTAAAGAAATCGTATCGGGTTTTCCACATACTTCCTGACCATCTACGAATACCTCCTTTAACTTCAAAATCATAATCAGTTGGTGAAGTTTCTACTCTAATTAATGTGTTATAAGAAAAGATTCCTTTTTGATTAATATCAAAATGAACATTTGGTTGTAAAGGATTAGGAATATCACTCCACCTATTAAAGTATCTACCTGCCAATAATATGTTATTAGTAAAAGGCTCTATAATAGCAGGTAATCCTTTTAATATGTCAATATACGGAGAAGATATTTTATCACCTGACTTAAATGGTATGATTGTGTATTGTGATCCTTTAACACCTTTTGTAAACGGGACAGAAGTAACACTTGCATTAATTTCTTTAGTCTTATCTAATGCAAAATAAGTAGGCTGTTCAGCTCTTACAGCATCAAGTTGTGATGTAACATTACCTATTAATGTAACAAGTTCAGCCTGTCTTGCAAGTAATTCAGTAATTTGTTTTTTCTTATTACTGTTATAATCATTAGGTAAGATAAACTTTTCAGTTCTTGTAGTTATAGCTGCAACAAGATCCGCTTTTGATTGTGATGTAGTAGTATAAGTATACGTATAAAAAAGATCTTCTAATTTCTTTCTATTTTCAATAAACTCATCATTAAGAGTATTTCTTTGAGTTATAAGATCATTAAATTTTTGATAATATGCAATGTATCCTTGGTACTGGCCTTCAAAGATTCCCCAGATAATTTTTGAGTGCCATACTTGTGGCTCAAGTACTCCTAATCTTTCTTTAAGAAGAATCATTTCATCAATCTTCTTTTTAAGATTATCAGCTTCAGCAAAAACTTTTTTCGATGTATCTACTGGATTAGGTTCTTCTACTACAAATAGCTGGCTAAACTTAACAGCTTTTTCTTTGGTGATTATTTTTTTAACTGTCCCATCAACTATAGGACAAGTAACAGCTATTCCACCAACTTCCATGATAGTTTCTCCACAAGAAACTTTATCACCATCATTCTTAAGAACTTTTATTTCAGCATATTCATTTCCGTTTGCAGTTAATCCATCAAGATTAACCAATGTGACAAGCGTATATTTAGGAGGTGCTAAAGAATCTTCTGGCTCAGGTTCTGGCTTTAACTCAACTGGAGTGTCAGGTAAAAATTCAGCAGGTAAGAATGGCACAGGTGGTTTAATATCACACTTTGCATCAATAGCTTCAGATAACTGAACGTTATTTAAAATGTTAGGAACTGCTTTGCGAATTTCACATTCTTGAACAGCTTCCTTAGCAACTTCTTCAATTTCTTCTTTAGAATAATTTGGAAGAATATTTGTTGTTGACGATGGTGCTGCCGTAATATCTGTTGGTATAACCGCATTGCTACGAGTTGCGCCTCCACCTAAACCAGCTGCATTTTTATTTGAACCTACAGTTGCTTTTCCAATTTTAGTATATGAAGCATTCACTGCGTCTAAAAGTTCAGACGCAGATTTACCTTCAAACCCAGTGGGCATGTAGGGAACTCCGTCTATAACTTTTGCTTTAGATTTTAGTGCTTCAACTATTGCTTGAGCTGCTGGTGATAGATCTGCCATGTTTCATGATTAAGGTACTGTGACAGTCACAATGGTTGATGTTGATGCTGTTTCCGCTGCAGCTGCCGCAGAGGCATTTGCTCCTGGTGAAGGAGGCCATTTAAGATCTACTGCTGCAGATAGGGATTTTAAGAATGCCCATAACGGTTCTGCTCCCACTGCACTAAAATTGCCCGTTGGACCTAATTGTGTTAATTGAGTTCCGTTTATGATACAAGTTTCAGCAGTTTCTTCAATTTTTGTAGCAGCGGTTACATTAACGTTTGCTTGTGTAGTAATATTACAATCGGGGCCTATAAGTTCAATAATACTTTGTGAGTCTGCGTGTTCTATTGTAATACTTACATCAGGATTAATTGTGATATGTGATTTCTTAAAGTAAATTTCAAACCCTTTAGACGGTGTATAAAAAACTCTCATCTGTTCATCAACATCATACATAAGAACATGTGAGTTTAAATAAGAATCAGCAATTTCATTCTTAACTTCTTGGTTGATGTACGCAATGCTAAACCACTCTGGATTATAGAGTTCACCATCAGCAAAACTAAGTCTTACTATTGCTTTATTCTTTGGTATTGATATATTGCCAAAGCCTCCATCTTCTCCTCCTCCAAATGAATTGGAAGAACCCGGAGATGCCCATGGAATATCTGCGTCTGGAATATCATCAAAGATACCAAAAACTTTAACTCGGCAACGCCCTTCTTGAAGCGGGTCATTATTATCTACAACTTCGCCGTAGAATATCTTCCCAATTATCTCTTCTTTACTTAATCCTTTTATCATTATAAATCAGCTTTTCCTAATGTGGTTGGTGGTACAAGTGCTGCGGTTAAATCAGCTTTTCCTAATGTAGCAGTTTCCGCAGGTGCGCCTGTTAAATCAGCCTCTCCAAGATCACTTGTAGTAACAGTGGCACCTTCAAGACTAACATTCTGCTGTGTTGCTACCTTTTTATTAGGAGCCGTAAGATTAGCTCTAGAAGAAGGTATGCCTGCAGACGCAAATGCCTCCAAGTTTGTTTTCTGTGGACTAGCCGCTGGTATTTCAGGACCTGATAAATCAACTTTACTCGCGCCTCCAGTATTTATATTTGGTAACTCAAATGTAGTACTACCTAAAGTTGTATTATCTGAAGGCACAGCTGATAATACAACTTTCCCCGGCGGAGTTGTTTGAGTATCTGGAGAAGTTAAACTTTCTTTGCCTAAAGTTTCTGGTGGGTTAACAGCTCCCACTAATCCAACATTACCCGGGCTATTTAATTCCGGTGCTGCGCTTTCTAATGTAGTCTGCCCAATAAGAGTTTTAACCAAGTTTATTTCCGCACCTGTAAGTTCTACTTTCTTTGCCATCATAGCAGCAATACCTGGACTACTTTGTCTTCTTAATAAACCTTCTACTGCCCCGGTTGGATTATTCAGAATACCTTGTGCAGCATTAAATAATCCAAGTGGAGACGCATTATATACATTTCCTAATAAGAAACCATTCACAGCATTCTTAATAAGATCCGTTGCAGCCGCTGTTATTCCAGAAAGTGCCTTCTGGCCTATCTGACTTAAAAGACCACCTGAATTAGGTTTCCCGTTTGCGGAATCAAATGCTTTTTGTGTATCAGCTCTTGTTGGATTAACTTCGTAAGAACTTGGTATTGCGGCAGTATCTTTAGCAGTTTGGAAATTTATAACTTTAGCTTCTTTTGCTGCATCTTTACCATACGCGTCCCATGTTAATGTATCGTCAAGAATTGCTCCAAGAAGACCGTATGTATTACTCTCGCGAATAACTCCCGTTTTAATTACAAACTTATTAGAGGCAACGGTGTCACCTATGATCCCTACCGTATCTAAATATGGCGGAGCTTCAGTTAAATCAATTTCACAGTGTTCAAATGAAAACTTTATAAAAGTAGCAGCTGACCAAGGCTCTGGTGTTTTATCTGTAACCAATCCATATTCACGAGGTGTACCCGGGCCTAAAGTTAAACCAGCACTTGCCGCGACATCAGCTAATGCTGATGTTGCTTTTTGCTGTACCGAAGTACCTACTTTCTTTGCAAGTTTTCCTAATTTTGTTGATGGCTCTGTAGATGTGTCAGGCCCAGGATTATTGGTTGTCTCTTCAGCAACTTTACCAATTTTCATAGGACGAACTTCACTAATAATGATATCCATTTTAAACCAACGCATATGATCTGGCACAGCCCATCTCATCCAATTTGCATCAAATACTGCTTTACGATAACAGTCTATTAGATATGTCATTTTCATATCAATAGATTCTAGTGTTTCTACCGTAATTTTTTTATCTTTACCTCTCCAGTTATTCTTAGAATCAATTTTCCAAGCATCTGCAAGTCCTGATACTTTTACAAAATACCAAGGACATTCATTAAGTAATGTACCAAACCCAGTTTCAAATAATCTTATGTATTCAGCTCTCTTATATTCACCACGATTAATTAAGTAGTTATATGTAGAGTATTTGTTACTGTGTGTATATTGACTAGCGTTTTCTTTATCTTTTTGACTATAAGTTCCACAGAAAAGTCCGTGCGGCATATCATCTAAGTCAACTTCATTATTTAGGCTAGTCACTAATCTTATCTGAAATCCCATGTAAGTAGGATCTTGCCAATCTGACATAGAACCAGGCGGTAATGTAACCGTTGAAGGATTACCGTACGTTAAAAAAGATTTGGTTACACTATCTGCGTATTGCATGGGTCATTATTATTTTTATCCGAGAGGTGTTGGCCATTCTCGACGTGTCATTATAAAAGTTTGATAAAATGCAGGTCCATTATATTTTCCAGCGTTTTCACCTTTGGTTTCTCTTGGTCCTTGCTTATTATATACGAACTGCACACCGTTAATCATATAGTATCCGCTATAAAATTGGTCAAGTACTGGAGGCGCGCCTCCACCTTGGTCTTGGTCTAAAACTTTTTTATCAGCATTTGATGCATCTATTCTTGCTTTAAGTTCATCAGCTTGTGATGTAAGTAAAAGAGGTATACGCTCTCCATTGTATATATTTGGGTTCCAACGTTGTACATTTACTTCAAGATATAACTTTTTAAGCTCAAGAAGGTTTCTTTCATTATGTGCAATAGCAAATGTATACTTGTCATGAACGTTGGTACTCTGAATACCTTTCCAAACAAAACGATTTTGAGTTTTCCAATACTCTTCAGCAGACGGAGATTTTCCATCTTTAGTTTGTTCTTCCTTTTTAGGAAATGTTCTACCTTTTAAAATAATCTTTTTCTGTTCTGCGCCGTCAGAAGTCTTAGGGTCTACAAAAATATTCCAATACTTTAAACTTTTCATATCAAAGAATTGCACATTGTACTTATAACCATGTTCTTCGTGTATTCTTGAACTTTCATTCTTTGTCTTGTATCCTTGGATGTACATGTTAGTACCTGACATATTTGCTAATGAAGTTAAGAACTTACCAATCTGTTTTTGTGCATTTTCAGCTTCGCCAATCTTATCACTGTAAAAATCTTTGGTTAAAGTTACATCAAGAATACCGGCAGCAAGTTGGCCTTCACCTTCTAATTGATTATTTACATTAATGAAGTTTAAATGGTAGTAAACATCTATATAACATTTATAGAAGCTGTTTTCATCTTTCCAAGAAGCGGCAGCAATATGTTGAATGTATTCTTCCCAGCTGCTTCCAGCGCATAACCATGCCTGTGAATCACTAGTAGATGTTTCATTAGTTGCATAGCCCATTTGTAATTCCTGCGCAATTTGATTTAGAACATCAAAAGAATTTCCAGTGTATGATTTTATAAGTTGGTCTTTAATATGAGGAATAAACAATTCACCTGAAATAGTAGTTGTTCCACCAGCATTATCTTGACCGCCTTCTCCACTTGATACATTCTTAATTATGTAATCATTACGAATTGGCTTAAAGGCATTATTTTTAGCACGAATAAAAACACTTAAGATGTCACCATCTTTTGGATAACCTTGTGACTTGAATGCGTCGGTTTTATGTAATGTAAAAATAAATGTTACTTGAGGTAAAAACCCAGTAGCATCAATCATAAAGTAATCTATTTCATCAGCATCAAAAACATAATTGTTAATTGATAAAAAAGGATATGAAATACCCAATTCATTTTGTATTTGATGACCAGTAGAAGTACCTTTCTTGCTTTCTGGAAGTTTTTCACTTGTTCCTGTGAACGCATCTTCCACCTCAAGCCTATCGATTTTTATCTTAGGGTCAAGTAAAGATCTTATGATTGTTTTTTCTGGTTGCGCCATTACTTATTATTTAGTCTATTCTTAATTAATCTTGAAATGAATTCGCTTTTTGATAATGGTTTATCGCAATCTTCATCTTGTTTTGTAACCCCAGGACCAAATACAATTTTTCCGTTTCTTACTTGTAATTCAGTATCACCAAATGCAGCATAGTTTGGCGGTAATGCTGGTTGATTACCTTTTGCGGGATTTGGTTTTCTCGGTGTGTCACGTTTATCAAAAGCACGTAAAGCAGGATCTACTGTAGATTTCTTTTCTGGTGTTAGGTATTGATCTCGAATATCAGCTCTTAATGAATCATTGGTAGTTCCTGTTCTCATATTTGCATTCATGCTTGGTATGTCAAACGTATATAGAACATCACCTTCATCAATCGCAAACGGATTACTTATTTCATTAAATTTAAGTACACCTTCGATTGCTGACAAATAGCCATACATTTTTTGTGTAATTAAATCGGCTCGCATAGAATCCTCAGCGGTAACCAAATAATAGTCAATAATAATAGGACGGTAACCAATTTGTGAGGCTACCATATCTTTTTCAATAAAATTAACTATTTCTGTTCCTTTTTTATCCTTAACTAAAGGTTTACTATCTTGTGTTTTAAAAAACTCTAACATAATTAAGATTTTTATTCTTTTTTCTCTGCTGGTTTAGGAACTGCTGGTGAATAACCCGAACCTTGCGAATATAGAGCAGCGTATACAGACCCTACGGTAGGAGCTTTATTTGTTGACCCTGCATCAGTTTTTTCCGTTTGTTTTTGGTCAGCGGTTTTGCCATCTGCTTCTTTATTTGAAGAAGGATCATTACGAGAATATTTGTATCTTGCTTCGATTGATGTATCTACTGGAGATTGTGAACTTGATGCAAGAGTTTCTTCATATCCTTTAGGTAAGGCATAAATTCTACCTCGTCCTTTGTTAAACATAGATTCAATGCCTGCTTTATCACGAGGCATTCCATGTTCAATTGTAATTGTTACTTTTATTTCTGCTGGGAAATCATCAGGACCAAGTTCATCACTAAATTCAATTTTAGCATTAGTTACAATCATATTACCCATCATCATCATTGGATTCATTGGTGGTCCAACACATACATGCCATTCGCCAACAGGAGCTCCGGTTAATAACGAGTGAATACCTGTAGTAACTCTGGTTGATTCCGTAACACTGTTTTTCATAAATAGCTTGGCAGCATCTTTGGCACCACCTGCAATACTTTCAAGAGACATACCGTCTCCCGTAAAGAATTTGTTAAACAAGTCACTCAAGTTATCCCCAATACTCATAAATTGATTTTTTAATGCAGACAAAAATCCTGCAGGATCACCGCGTAACCAAGCACTTCGGCCTTCAGACCCGCCAAGAAATGGGTCACCTTGCCCAGAACCAGCATTTGGTAAGTATCTGTTTTGACCGCCCCAAAATGGTGCAGTTGCCGATGTCATTAACATTGCATTTGCAATAATATCTAATCCCGCTGCCTTTGTATTAATTCCACCAATACCTCTTAAACTATATTCAAATACAAGTTCCATCTTGTGCGCAAATGTTAGTCCTTGATCACGACCTTTAGTTGTATTAATTACGTTTACAGGACCAATGATCTTGTTTGCGTATGGACCATTATTATAAGGATCCGGCGGTGTTACAGTTGCGCTTGTTCCACGTGCATCACCAGTTGCTAAAAACCCAAGCATTTTTGCTAATCCAGGCGCTGGGTTATTTACACTTGCCGCATCACCTGAGGTACTTACTTCCCATACTTTAGCTTCAAAATCTTTCCACTTAAGACCAGTTTCAATAGGACCTAAAATAGAAGATATTTTGTTACCCGTGTCTTCACCTAAAAACGTAAGCATAGTTGCTACCGGTTTTAGTTTATCAAGTTTAAGATCTTTTCTAGCTTCTTCTCCACTTATAACTGCATCATTAACAGGAAACGGATAACGTCTTAATGTAATAAGATAGTTATTAGGAATTTTCTTCCACCATTTTAAAAATGCAAAGTCGGTAAACTTATAAGGGAACTTAGCAGCATTTGAGTCATTTGATCTACTCCATGCAACTATTTGATTTACAGTTGGTGCGGAAGACGCCTGAACACCGCTACCATCACCAACACCAGGTTCAGATATGTTATAAAAACGTATACTATTTTCTCGGTCTATTAAGTACTTATTGTTAATTTTTCCGCCAGCTGCTTGTAAGTTAATATATGAGTTAGAGTTAATTAATGCAGGTACACCGGCAAATTCAATTGCTTTATTTTGTAATTCTTCTGCGGTAAACTCATTTTCCATTTTCCTTTTTCCTGTCTTAGCAGATGCTTCATCAGTTCCTTCGGAAAATTGCATTCCATCAACAAGTAAATGTGTATTCTTTGGTTCTCCTGACATAGAATAAACAACTTGTCCGTCAGCACTCGTTGCAAAAACAAGACGTAAGTCAGTAGGTTCAAGTGTTTGAATTGGTTTAACATCAGCAACAGTTGTATTAGGCTGCGGCGGCGTAGGCTGCGGCGTAGGGCGCGGCTGCATTTTTTCAACGCCTGGGTATTGACTTTTTAAGTCTTTAACCGCTGCTTCTACGTAATTCCAGTTACCTTTGTATCTCCCAGGGAAATTCTTAGAGTAAATGAAAGTTCGTTGTTCTTTGGGTGCATTATCACCTGGTTTAAACACCAAGATTCCATATCCAGCTGTCTTATTACCATAATTTATGATATCATACCCATAAACTTCTTTATTCTCTGCCATTTGCTTAAATGATTTTCTTAGACTTATAGTCTATTTTAAGTATATATCATACAAGCAAAATCTAAGGTAATAGGAGTCTATTCAGTTTCTTCTAGCCAAGTGACCGGAACTGTAATGCATTCTATGATATGCACTTTTTTAATAGTAGGAAAGAATAGGATTTCATCAAAGAGTTCGTATAGTTCTTCATTCTTTCCTTTTTCTGTTAGAAGTATTACACGGTCAACTACCGTGCTGTCTTGGCAAAAATGGATTAGACCGCGAATAATCTCATCATTAAGATTATGGTTAACGTAAATAATTGACTGCATCTTTTTGCCTGACGCAGTCGACGTTATGATTTTCTTTATTCTCTGATTAACAATAAATGAAGCATAATCATCCACCTTTCCAACTTCATACCCAAGTTCAACTACAACCTCATCAACGACAATGATTTGCTGTTTTCTTAAGTTAAGGAAAGCCTTCTTTAATTTGCTTTTATCTTCTATTGTTATGTATAGATTCATTTATTCGTTTTCTTGAAGTGGGACTCTTTTTGTGTGTTTCTTTTCCCAACGATCTTGTTCAGCTTTAAGTATTGCATCTGCAGCAGCTGTTGCTTCTTCGTCATTCATGCCTTCAGATTGAAAACGCTCAATCATTTTGGTATAACGAAGTGTTTCTTGTTCCATTTCATATTGCTCACGAGCCTGAACATTTTGTAAATGTATTTGTTTTCCTGATGCAGCGCGTCTTTTTCGTAACTCCGCTTTATCTGCCTCAGACATATTTTGATAAATTTTTAATAGACCAGCTTTTTTCTCAAGCTCTCTTCTTTGTCTTCTGTTATACATGCCCTGTTGATTTTAAGTAAAAGTAATTAAATAGTCTGAGGAATGCAGCTAATGCAAGAGTCTCTTCTGAAACTAAAATTTCATTAGACGGCATCATAATTAATTCTGAAAGTTCTTCCTTTTTTGAACCATCACCTTCTGGTTTTGACTGTGATAATCCAGTGACATCTACAGCAAATGTAGGTACTTGTCTGTCACTGTCTTTATATGGAAAAAAGTTACCCAAATAAATCCATCTTTGATTCTCCTCAGGCGGTGTAATGAACCCACCTTCTTCAGTTAGTTCACGTTTTGCTGTTGATAGTAAATCTTCATCTTCGTTATCTATAGTTCCTGTAATAAGTGTATGACAAAAATCACCTTCTCTTAAAGTGTTATATTCTTTAAGAAGTCCAATTTTGCTAATCATACCAGTGTCATCAGTCGTAAAAGGCATAACGGCAACCGACATCGTTTTCATCTTAATCTTTTGATGACCTTCTATCTGGATTACATCAAAGTTTTTGAAGCTCTTTAATGTTTTAAACTCTTTCATAATTTTCTAAATTTTCTTGTGGTTCTTCAATGTTCTCTGGAATTTCAAAGATATCAGAAGTTAGTTCTATTGCAATTTGTCTTTTCAAGTTTTCAACCATTTCTGGTGTTATACTATTTTGTAAATAGCTAAGAACTTGATCTTGTCCATCATCAAAAGATGCTGCCAAAACTTTAATTAAATCAAAAGGTGGAACATTAATTTTTAATGACACTTTAACTGTCTTTTCAGTTTTCTTAGACGTAGTAAGTAATGCTTCTAATGGACTAACAACCGGTGCTATAGTTTGTGTTGGCTTAGCGGGTGTTGGCGGCGCTTGTGGTATTTCGTTAGACGTTATCTTGCGCAAAGGTTCTGGCGAAAGGTCATTAAGCATAAAAAGATTCTCTGGATTATCATTAAGAACTTCTATTATATAATCACCTAAAAGATTGCTATTACATCTACTGCCATCAGTAAAAATAATAAAATCAACTCCTTCATCATTAATAATTGCACCATCAGATTTTACAACATCACCGGCTTTTTCACCTTTGATCCACTGATATGTTTTAAGACTCATATTATTTGTTTTAGTATATATTTCACTAGATTTCAAGGTAGTTTCTATATTCTCGGTGGTATTCGGCCATCCACTCAACTGGGAATCCTTGTGCTGCCCACGAGAGGTACTCTTGCCTAAAATTTTCCAAAACATATTCGATATGATGTTCATAGTCTCCGTGTGAAAATTCATTTAAAGAAGTAAGAGGTATTCTGAACGTATGTTGAGTTCCTTTAACTCGCCAAAAGAAATTCTTCTGACGGGCAATATCTTTATAACCGTACTCAACTTCCAAAGGTGTCCAACCGTAAGGGTTAACGGACATTTGCCCTTTGCCGTATAGTTCTCCAAAATCTTGATGAAATGGCATTTCTTACTTTTCTTCAGGTTGTGCAAAGTTTTCTTTTGGAGTAGTCTCAACAGCTAATAGACACATGTCTAAAATTGTTCCTCTACTTTCACCATGTAATTCCATAAGAGCATCAATATCTTGTTTCATCATACGAATTGCTCCGGCGCCATCTTCTCCATTATTAATTTGGATAATCACGCTATCCCATTCATTAACAACTTCTGGGATTATGTTTTCAGTATTTTCTGACATAATAGTATATTTTTTGTTTTATTTATATTCACCAAGTGTAAGATAGTTTTTCGTCATAAAAAAGTTATGAATTAGTTTTTCTTTCTTTCTTTTTACGAGATGCCTCACGTTGTTTTGCTTTATGTGCTTCCCACTTAACAGGATCTGCCATAAGTCTAGCCTTGGCTGCTGCTGATTGTTCCCGTTGTTTTTTACGGTACTCTGCAAGTAAAACCGGGTCTGCGTAAATTTTTGCTTTTAAAGCAGCAGACTGAGCTCTTTGCTTTTCTCGGTACTTAGCAAGTAGAACAGGATCTGCTTTAATCCTTTCCATTTGAGCTCGAGATGCTGCACGCTGTTTTTCTTTTTCTAATTCAACAGATTTTTCTAATTCATCAGAATAATCAAGCATCTCTGGGTATTCTTTAATGTATGCTTCACGTTCAGCTTTTGTCATCCTACCGTATTTGCTAATTTCAATCTGTAACCAGTCAGATTTACGAATACTTACACCTATAGAAGTTTCTTGACCTACACCCCAACCGGAGTAAGATATGATTTTGCCGTACTCCAAGATTTCATCAAGAGTAGCACCATTAATCTTAAACAGTTTACATTTTGGATTTTCATCTTTACCATCACCAAAGATTAGCAAATCATCAAAGCCAGAATAATCGTAATAGTTTAGTATTTGAACTGCAAGAAATATGTTAGAGAGTTCTTCCTTATTTCTTATCCCATTATGAACTCTTGTGATTAATTCATTTTTATAAGTAAGGAATGTTTCTGGGTGTTGTGATAATGCCATGATAAACTTCTCAGCATCAGCATATGATATTCCGTCTTTAATAAGTGGATATATGTATGCCTTAAGATATGAAGAAGATAGCGTACGAAAATCCACGTCAATGTTAAACATCTTGTTGAGTTTATCCAAAGCATCTAAACCATTGGCAACCTTCCCAATACCAGCAAGCCTACCCATTTTACCTTTTACTTCAATACCTCTTTCAGTAACAGGATCCCAAAGATCACCTTTGGACCCTTTTTGGAAAGTAGTGAAACATGAGAACATTAATTCACTTGGACCCATATCTCCAGGCTGTTCTTTAAATAATTCCTCAAAGAACTCCGGCGCAAAAAAGTTATAATGATTTGCCAAAACCGATATGATATCTACAGGTTCACCACTTAAAGATTCTGCAGAAATGTATGCAGGATTTTTAATCATATCCGTTACCATGTCAAGATTTTCCAAACCGCCATTATAGAACACTTTAATTAAGCGGCTAATTACTTTGGTTCCGGCGTTTCTTGCAGAAGGTGGTAGACGATCATAAATGATTTCAAGAATATCATTGAAGCGATCTTCACAAAGAACGTTTTTGATAGCATTTAGTTTTTCTACATAGCGTTCATCGTTAAGATCCAATACACCGAGTATAACTTTTTTATTACTGTAAGGCTTCTTAAGGTAAATGTTAGTGCCTTCTAAAGTAATCTCGTGAAACTTATTAATACTCATAGGTATAATATTTTAAGGTAAATTAAAGTTGCTTTAATGTCATTTATATTGCTTATTGTTTAACTTGAAGATACTTGTTAAACAAGTTTTTGGCATGTTTCCAATCTCTTGGTTTAACATCCATAACCCAGTTAGGAATATACACTCGGCGCTCAGCACCCGAACTAAACAGAATAATCCAGCCGGTGTATTTATGATTAGACACTTCGGTTACATCATCAATGTTATGATCTGCCCATTGATAGACACCGTCAATAAATCCTCCGCAGATACTAGCGTATGAAGAATCACCAATAGTAGAGAAACGATTATAGATTGAAATGTTAAATCCGATGTTTCCGTCTTGCTCTAAGTAATCTTGCATTGATTTCATATTGTGTATAGTTTTAAATTGATAGTTAAAATTAATACAAAAAACCCACAAATAAAAATTTGCGGGACTAAAGTTATTAACAATTTGCTTTAATAATTCATTTACTTTACTATATGCAGATTCTTTTGTGGATTAAACACTAATAAAGATTCAAATGTACTAATGTGTTTCATTCCTATAAACGGTTCTTATTGGTTTAGTGTTTCAGCTGAAATGTATTCAATTATATTGCTACCACTAATGCTGCGGATCTCATGATCCATTGTCATTCCTTTGAAGTATTCACGAACTAGTGTTTGTGCTGCTTCTATTGTTTCTGCTTGAATAAGATATGTTTCTACTCTTGCTCTTAATTTTCCTGAGTCTAAATCCTCAGTTGTCACACGTACTCTTACTGTCCAGTGATTCATATTGATTGTTTTAAAATGTTACTTTTCATCAAACCCAGTGTTTGCCTGGTTTATAAAATTTTGTGCTTGTGAAATATGATCTTGACACCAAGCTGGTATGTCCATTTCCATATTACCGATCTTTGCTTTTAACTCAGCAGCATTTTTAATGATGTCATCTAATTGAGCACCTGCCATTGAAACCTCATGATCTCCATTTTCACTTTCTTGCGCAGCTTTCCACGCCTTTTCATCCGGGTAATCTTCATCACCTGGTTTAGCTGGTTTTTCACCGCGTTTTCTTTTTGCGTGAATGTTAGCCCACAGACCTTTATTTTTCTTTTCAGTTACGAAATCTGAAAACTCTAAAATCTTTGCCATATTAGTTTAAATCTTGTGTGTTTCCTTGACGCATATCTCCATCTGGGGCATCTGGCATATTCATAAGTCCTTCACAGCTTGATCTAAGTCCTTCCATACATTCTTTCATGTAAGAGTCACACTCAGAAAGATATCCATCCGCTGTATGATCTGTGTTTTCATCATTATGCCATTCGTTACATTCAGCCATTGCCATTTCCATACAGCTTTTTAACTTTTCACATAATGCTTCAGATAATGCAGTTGGTTTTGTTGCTTTAATTTCGTCAGAACCTAAAGTTTCGGTTTCTTTAACGAAGTCGCTAAAATTTTTAATTACTCCCATTTTGTATTTACTTATTTTTTATATACCCATTTCGTTGCCTGAACTATCGCTATCATCAGATCCTGATGTACTATCTTCACCGCTTTCGGGGCCAGCAAAGTAATCAACATCACCGTCTTCAGCAGCTTGGGCTAATGCTTGAGCCTTTAATTTATCGGTAGTTTCATCTCCAATAAATTCTTCGTATGTTTTAATTAGTTTCTTCATCTTTCTTGGTTTCTTCTTTAGGTTCGGTTTCTTCTTTCTTATCTTTACCTTCACCGCCAACAAGTTCGTTTAAAACTCCGTAAATTGCTAAAGCAAGACCTCCGTATTTCATAAACTTAATTGCCATACCAAATCCTGGAATAGCAAACCCAAGTCCTTTTGCCGCTAAATCCTGTAAGCTAATAATACCACTTTTAAATGTTGTCTCTGCAAGATATCCAGCAGCAATTCCAACTATTCCAGCAACTACAGGAAATTTAAACGGTCCAGGTGCTCCAGCAATTTTAGTAGCAAGTATTGACATTCTTTCCAATCCTGTGTCCGCTGCTTTAGAAACTTTAGCTTCAATCTTATGGAACACCGAGAAAGGCGGCATGTGTGCAAGTTTATTCATAATTGACGAAATGAATGGAATCTGTAATCCACCTTTTGCTTCGCCGTGTTCACTTTCAAAAAGTTTACACTCTGCAAGTATTTCATCTATGGTATAGTTTTCGTTTAGCGTTTCAGCTGCTGCATAATAAAAAGCTGACTCAAACGCAGCAAGGTAATCATATGATTCTTCTGTAGTAGCGGCAGTTTGACTGGCTTTAGCTAATGTACTAGGAAATCCACCCGATGCCCAAGTTGCAACAGCAGTTCCCATAGCAGATAAATTTTTGATTTCTTCAGAAATCTTTTTTCTTTTATCTGAATCTTTAAGATACGGTTTAATCTTTTCTTTAATCTTTTCTTTTGCTTTTTCAACAGAAGAGCGAGCAGCATCTTTTGTCATTTCCCACGCTTTAGCTAAAATTTCTTTAATTTTACCTAAGACAGCTTTAAGCGGTGATAAGATTTGTCCACCAAATTTTAATGCTGCTTGAGATTTTGCGCCAAGTTTGTCTGCGTATTCTTTTCCTTTTTCTTTAATCTTTTCTTTTGCCGCAGCAGCGAGTGCTTTAAACTTTTCAGCAAAACTTTCTTCGTTTACAGATAAGCAAGTTTCAAAAAGATCATTAACAAACCCTTCATTAATAAAGAACATTAAAGATTCACTTTCCTCAAGTGATGCACCACCTTTAACTGCGCAAGCCATAAGAAATGCTTCTTTGGATTTTGCATTGTGTTGAACGTCATATGTCTCAATTAAAAAGTCTGTGTAATTCAGCATTAGTGTTGTAATATTTTCTTTATATATTCATTAATAGAAATGTATAAAAAAAGGACTCTCCTATGGGAGAGTCCTTGACCACACACAAGTCCTAAATGAAGCAGATGCTTTTCTTTGGACTATTCTTTTTAGTTCATGATTATTAAACGTGGGTAATCAATTTTTACACCAGTTGCAATATCCTCAAGATCTAATTCTTTTTTGAATAACAAGTCAGACGCATGAATTTGTAACTCAGCTCTGTGATTATTAATTAACTTAATCTCGTCTGGGTGACTCGCAATATAAGTTAATGCATTGAAGTAATCATAAGCATTAATACCTGAGTCAGCAGTACCTTTCCATTTACGAGATTTTGAAGCAATGTCCATACCATATCCTTTATAGAATGGTTTATCATCAAAGTAATCTAACAGTAATCTATCATAAACTCCGTCAACATTTCTGCTTGAGAAAAATTCACGGAATTGATAAA